TTGACAATCTCGCTGAGCTCGTAATCGGAGTTCTTGCGCTCATTAAGGTGGTGGTAAACCTCACCCCAACGGAAAAGGACAACCAGGTGTTCGGTTATATCGACAGCTTGGTAAATATGATCATTACTGATAGGAAGAAGTCATGATGGCAAAACCAAAAAAATCCTACAAGAAAGGGGGTAAGTTTCCTGACCTCACTGGAGACGGTAAGGTTACTATGGCTGACGTCTTAAAGGGGAGAGGTGTAAAAGGGAAGAACAAGGTTGTAGCTCAAGGGGCTGACAAAGCTGACCTCCGCGCTGAAAGAAAGATGGCACGAGCCATTAAGAGAAAAAGAAAATGATGGATAGCAACTCAATGTCGGACATGATCCGTCAATCTATGGAGAAAAGGGCAGGAGGTAGGAACAGCTTTACCATGACTGGTCAATACACTGGTCCTGTACAGCGTGACGGCGACCGTGAGTTTGTCATTTATGAGTCCCCTAACGGAGAAGAGGTAAAGGTTTACGGGAACTGGAACGAATATGCTGTTTCTCAAGATGAGGAAGGCAATATGATGATCGGTGACGAGGACTACCCTATTGTAGAGGACGAGAACGGAGAGTTTGTACTCGACGAAGAGACATTTGATGGAAAGCAGAGGGGGGCAGAAGCTTCTAACGAGGCACAAGGCGGTCCTGGAGCTTCCCGAACAGAGGATCTGATGGAAATGCTCGAAGGAATGAGGGGACAGGGTGGAGCGCCCGCGCCAGGTCAGAAGTTTGATAAAGGTGGCAGGGTAAAAAGGAGAGAGTCTAGGCAAGCTGGGAAGCAGAGAAATTATCTCGCTAGAAAAAGGCAGTTGCCAGCTCAGGGTAGCGAGAGTCAGTTGGCTGGAGACTACAAGAAGAGGAGAAATCAAAAGCTCATGAAGGCTTTGATGGGTGCTGTAGCTGGAGGAGTAATTGGAGGGGGAGAATATAACGTCAGGCAGCGAAAGTCATGATCAAGAAGCCTGTTGCCAAGAAGAAAAGAAAAAACGTGGCCCCTGCTTCACCAAGGTTCATGCCTTCTTCACAAATGGCAGGGGAGCGGGGCAAGAAAACCAGTACTGCTCCAAAGCCACCGAAGAAAAAGAAGCCTAAGACCGTTAATTACGGGGCTTGCAAGAAAGGCATGGCTAAGATTGGGTTTGGTAAGGGTCGAAAGACCGCTGCTTCTTGTCGCGGTTAATGGGGGCGAAGGGATACTTTAACCCCAGAATGAAAACTAAGGACTTCAATAAGAAGCAAAATGAAATTGTCCAAAAATTTGAGTCTAAGAGAAGCGGTAAGAAGCACGACGGCCAAGCGCCTAGGACTAAAAAACATCCCTGACGACCCGCAGATCACTAACCTTAAGCTAGTAGCTAAGCATGTCTTTCAACCTCTCCGAGATCACGCGGGAGTACCGATCTTTGTCTCGTCAGGATACAGGTCGCCAAAGCTTAATTCCGCTATCGGCGGCAGTCCTACTTCTCAGCACACTCAAGGCCGCGCTTTGGATTTGGATGCTGATGTACTTGGCGGAATAAGCAATGCAGACATATTCTTCTATATCAAAGAGTGCTTGGATTTCGATCAGCTCATATGGGAGTTTGGTGATGACACAAATCCCGACTGGGTTCATGTCTCATACAACTCTCCCACTGAAAACAGAGGAAGAGTTATGAAGGCGTACAAAGACCCAGAGTATTCAGGGACAACCTATAAGATCTGGTAATGTCAAAAACATACGTAATTATACCGCCTCACAACGGGGTTTCTGACTCTGATAGAGCAGACAGGATATCAGTAGAATGGTGGAGCCTAACTCGTCCTGATTCTGTAAAGCAGAAAAATGATGTAACTAAAAGGAGGTTCTCTGCCATACAGCACCCTACTACACATGAGTATGCTTTTGTAGCGAACGACAGCATAGACGTTAAGGTACACGCACAGGCTGACCCTACCGAACTTGTAAGCCTTTGCTCAGAGCTTTCTTCTTCAGGTGCTACTGCATTGACCAATGCTATAAACACAGCTAAGGGAGGAACTATCTCTAGCGACACTCTTTTGATATCAAACTGGACCAGGTTAACGCAAGCTGAAGTCGATGCAGCGGGATGGTTCCCTGAATACGAGGACTGAATTATGCTAGGAATAGGAATAACAAAAGATGATTACTCAAACGAGTCTTTTGTAGGCGTCCTAGATAGCCATTTAAACGCTTCTGCTGCGTACTCTGTAAGAAGGTTGTCTGACTCATCAATAAAATGCATTAGAGTCAGAGAGTCTGGAAGTGACAATGAGGTAGATATAGGGTTTGATAATAATGGCGACATAGACGCTGCAGTAATCTCTAACTTCTGTGGGAGCAATGATGGATTTGTGACGGTGTGGTACGACGCTAGTGGGAATAGTCGTAACGCAAGTCAAACGGATCCTGACCTTCAGCCTAAAATTTATGACGGCTCCATAATCAACGAAGGAGGGAAGCCAGCGATAAAGTTTTTCGAAAACACTTTAGCTATGCCAACGTCAGTTTGGGACAAAGGTGACCTAAGTGTGTTTACTGTAGTTAAGATATCTAACGGAAATGGAATAGCTGTTCAGTTAAGCCCAGATTTCATAACTGGTGAATGGGCGGCTTTTGCTGTAGGGACATCATATAGTGGAGGACACCTAGGTTCTGTTTTGCGAACTCTAGGCGGCCAAACGTTCGACCAAGACACAGGGGGTTATACTTTTGGTACACAAGTTCTGTCAACTAGTATAAGCGACGTAAGTACGGAGATAGTTGAACAGTATATAGATGGATCCGCTGTGTCTGGAAATTCATCAATAGGCGCAGCAGGCGACGATATGGCTTTAGGCAACCGAAGAGAAACCTATGTCGATAGGCCGATAGACGGTACTATTCAGGAGGTTATTATTTTCAGTGAGGCTAAAAACAGCACTGATCAAGGGAACATCGAGTCAAACTTAAACACCTATTACGGGTTATAAAGCTTCACTGAATTATGCTAGGAATAGGAATAACAAAAGACGACTACTCAAATGAAGCCTTTGTAGGTATCCTAGATAGCCATTTAAATGCGTCCGCTGCGTATTCTGTAAGAAGGCTATCTGGTAAAACAGCAAGATGTGTTAGGATTAGAGAGTCTGGAAGTGACAATGAGGTAGACATAGGGTTTGATAATAATGGAGACTTAGATACCGCATCTATTATCAATTTCTGCGGAAGTAATGATGGATTTATAACGGTGTGGTACGACGCTAGTGGAAACAACAAAGATGTTACTCAGGTAGATCCAGACAATCAGCCTAAGATTTGTGATTCTGGTTCTATAATAGAGGAAAATGGACGCCCAGCGATATTAGGGTCGGCTCAAAGTACTCTTTTTATGCCAAGCTCAATTTCTTTCTCTGAGTTTTCCTTTTCAATGATTGCGGAAATACCTTCTAGCACTGGGTCACGGCGCTGTTGGTTTTCTGGCCCATCAACATTAGGATACGAGCGTAACGGGTCTTTCTACACCCTTGGGGCCTCACAAACTAATTCGTTTCTTCACGAGTACAACGCATGGTCTAAACCCATAGGGAGCCAAGTATATCATTTCTTCTCTGTAGACAGCAGCGGAGACTTCTCTTTGTTCGTAGATGATAATTTAGAGGCTTCAGGAAACAAGACCTTGACGTTCGAAGTGCAAAGTCTTTTTTCAGGCCCACCGACAACTTTTGGTAAATACCTAGAAAAAAATATGCAGGAGGTTATATTTTGGAGTGAGCCCAAGATCAGTAGTAGGTCTTCATTACAGCAAGACGCCAATACTTATTACAACTTAGGACTATAAAGCTTCCAGGCTATTGTAAAACCTCTGAACCATTAGACGCGCTTTCTGTGACAGAGCATACCTCACCCTGTAGTTGTACTTAGTTTCATCTCTAAACAAATGGTCTTCTAGAGTCTTTGAGGGGGTAAGCCTGTCAAAGTGCTTGTATATAAGCTCGTCTTGCCCCAATGGATACACGAACCTGTTCGCCATATTGCTCCTGTTCATGTTGTACTCTTTAGCGGCGTAGTCTATAGTAAAAAACTCCATGTCGTAGGCCCACAACATGAATTCTAAGTGCCTCCAAGCTACTCCGTTCTGGTCGCAAAACTCTTTTCTTGACGAATGTATGTGCTTCAAGTAATTTTTACCTACATACCTATCCTTTAAGAAAGAAAATTCCCTAAACAGTTTCTTCTTGCTGACTCTAGACTTTGGCATGATTACCTATCTTTGATGTATGAATTCAAAAGACAAGGAGTTTATATCCGAAGCATACTCTCTCGTCGTAAAATTAGAGAATCTCATAAGAGATTACGGATACGAAGATAGGGTGATGTCGGCTATAGTCCTAGGTGTAATTGATATAGATTGGGACGCGGAGGTGTCGCCCGACGAAGAGGTCCAACTAAAAAGTATATTCAGCTACAACCTAGACGGTAGACAGGAGCTTGAGGTAATAAAAGAGATTATGGATCAGCAGTATGAAGATGACTTCACTGATATGCTCGGAGATCTCGGAATTTCTCTAAACTAATGGAGGGATTGATAAGAAAGCTTGTCATTGGACAAGACCCTAAAAATGCTATGGCGTATTACTGTGGCATGAGGGCAGGAGACGGGAAGGTGTCTGCTATACTTCAAGATGAGTCTTACCTGTATAAGTATGGGAAGTGCAGGTATCTCGTGTACATAGAAAATTCAGAAGGAACTGTTTTGTGGAAAGCAGTAGACAGCGTACCTTGTCTTATAGAGTTTGACTTAAATTTTTAATACAATGAGACCCCTTGATTTGTTTGTCGTTCACCTAGAGAATAGAGTGAAAGACACAATAAAGACCAGCTCTGGGCTGGAGATTTATGTAGATCCAAAGTTCAATGAGTTCAAACACAGAGTCACAGAAGGAGAGGTCGTGGCGGCCCCATGTAAGTACGACACACACGTCGAACCTGGGGACACTCTTTACTTCCACCACCTCGTGGTTGTTAATGACGGTCAACCGCTTACTGGTGAAGATGATAAATATCTCGTCAGGTGCGATTCCGACGGTACGATCAATAATCAAGCTATCGCGTATAAGAGCAAAAAAGATGGGGTTGTACGTCCTTTATTTGGGTGGTGTTTGCTTGAGCCTTACGAAGAAGATAAAGAAGAAGTTTCTTCGGAAATAGACGTTGTAACCTTCAAGGAAGACCCCGTAGAAAAAGGGGTTGTTTCTTTTGACACCCCTGACTTAGAAGAACTAGGCGTACATAAAGGGGATGTTGTAGGATTTCAAAAGAACATTGACTATAGAATCACAATAGATGGCACGGAATACTACAGGATCCCAGCAGAAAGACTCCTCTACAAGCTTTGACACCCTAAGTGCAGCTACTAGATTGATGGATGCTATGTCTATTGCTATAGACAATATGATTGAAGAGGTTAAGAAGCCAGTAGATCAAGAGATAAATGGAAGCGCCAGAAAAGCTGAATTACAATCGGTAAAGCAAACAGCTATAGACTGTAAGGAATTACTTAGAGAGAGGCAGTCTTTAGAGCAAATGATTAAAGACCTAAAACAAAATGGAGAAGTCGAGGAACAAAAAGACTACACAGGCGGATTCGCAGAGAAATTCAGCAAGTAACCATACGCTATACGCGGGATCGTTTAATTGGGTATCTTCGCATAACAATAACCACGTTTATTTTAACGAGGAGTGGAACGGAGAGTATGAAAGCTAGGAACTACAAAAAGGAGTATGAAAAGTACGGTAAAACCGAAGCTGCCAAAAAGTACCGCGCGGAACTTAATAAGCATAACCGCAAAAAAGGGACGTATGGTAACGGTGATGGCTTGGACGCCGCTCACGAGTCTGGGCGCATACGTAGATTTTTAAAGGCTTCAATAAATAGGGCTAACAATAGACCTAAGAAAAGAAGCAGCAAGTGATCAACTCGGTGAGTATCTCCTCAAGCTTATATCTTGTAGAAAGAGTAATCGGTCACATGTGGGTTCAATCCCCACCTCGCCGACATAATTGAATAGAATGAAAGAAAGACTATTTGCTATTTGGCTATTGATATTGAGCGCCGCTTCTTCTGCTCAATGTGATGTAGACATCATTGACGTCAACTTAAGCACCTACGAGGTGACTCTAGAGATAGTAAATAGCGAAGGTTGTGGCATGCAGGGCTATCAGGCTACTCCAGGGGCAATAAATATGTTGATGATCGGGATGCACGTCCCAGGAATCGATGAGGCTTGGGACCCCCCTGGTCCTTGTGACCTGTCACCCAGTGCAAATCACTTGGGATGGACTTACGGGGTTAGCTTGAATTCTATGTCAAGCAACTGGGGTGGTGACTTTGATATAGATATGCCGCTGTACTCTGGGGACACGGTGGTGATGCAGTTAGACAACCCCTATGAAACGGATTGTGAGAACGACCCTTTTCTTACGGGAGGGCAGAGTTGTTGCGCTCCACAGTTTATAGATTACTGGATCGGTTTAGGCGAGTGCATTGAGATTGTAGTTTGGCAAATAAATTACTCCAATACATGGTATGCCGCTGATGGGGGGTGGGCCACTACAGGGGCTAATGGGGACGGAACTGAGTGGGGGTCTACAGGCTCGTATCCTGACCAAGAACTTGAAAATTGGTGGGTGTCCTGCGAACAGGAAGATCCGATCTATGTGGTAGATACAGTTTATGTAGAGCTACCTCCAGATACCATAGAGTATTACTTTAACGACACCACGTATCTGACTGATACTCTGTACATTGACATATGGTATTATACTACGGATACTGTTTACCAAGTAGATACCTTGACTCAGTATGTAGAGCTACCTCCCGATACGATCGAATATTTTTTCACAGACACGGTGGAGGTGTATGAGTCAGAGTATATATACGACACCACATATGTGTACGTAAACGACACCACATACGTCTTTGACACTACATATGTATATCAAACCGATACTGTTTACGAGTATTTAGTCCAAGAGATATGGATCGACTGTCTGACAGGAAATCTTTGTGATGAAGACCCTCCAGGAATAGAAGAAGAGCAGGTTATATACGTACCTAATGCTTTTTCACCCAATAACGACGGTTTAAATGATTCTTTTTTTGCTGTGACGCAAGATCCTGATTACTGGATAGAGTGGGAGATGGTCGTATTCAGTAGGTGGGGAGATGTGGTATTCAGGTCGAATGACCCTCAAACAAAATGGGATGGATCTGTAATGGGGGGTAATCACTACTCGCCTAATGGAACATACTCTTGGATTATAAACGCTAGGGGTGAAAGAGAGGTGACTATCCGACTTAAAGGAAGTGTGTCTTTAGTTAAGTAACTTATGCCTCTATAGCTCAGCTGGATAGAGCAACAGCCTTCTAAGCTGTAGGTCCCTGGTTCGAGTCCAGGTGGGGGTACAATTAAATGAACAATGAGTAAATACAAGTGTGAGTGCGGTGAAACATCCGAAGTGTCTGGGGTAACAATCAAGGTTATAGACGGAACTGTGCGTCACGACGTTAAGTGTGACTGCGGCAAGTATATGGAATTGGTAGACAAAAAGTCTGGAGTACCTTCATTCAGAAGCAATAGGTATGGACAGGTCCGATGACATTATTTGGCTGGACCCTAACGGCAAAGAAGGAGAGGTACTCGAACTCCACGGCCTTGACGTTGGTCTTCCGAAAAAGCCAAAGCGATCTGAAATACTCTTCCATGACAAACCAAAGGCAGTGCAGGTGTGGCAACGCATACCTATGCCCCAGGAGTTGTCGAGGGTTAGAAGTATGGATGAGTGGTTCGAAAAACCTTCCGAGTTTCGAGCGAAGTTTTCTTCTTATGTCGAAAAGGAGTTTGAGCGCAGGCGTAACGGTGTTTGGTTTTACAACAATGGCGTGCCTACGTACATTACAGGGAGGCACTATATGTTTCTCCAGTGGAGTAAGATTGATATCGGATATCCTTCGTATCTTGCCTTCCAGCGTGAGATATTTATTCACATGGCTGCGTGTGAGGTCGATACCCGTTGTATCGGTCAGCTATATACTAAGTGTAGGCGTTCTGGCTATACTAATATCTGTGCCGCTGTACTTGTTGACGAAGCTACGCAAGTAAAAGACAAGCTTCTGGGTATTCAGTCTAAGACTGGTAAAGACGCCCAGGAGAACATATTCATGAAGAAGGTAATTCCAATGTTTAGGAGCTATCCGTTCTTCTTTAAACCTATACAGGATGGAACAACGAACCCACGTATGGAACTCGCTTTTCGGGAACCATCAAAACGAATCACCAAGAAGAATAAGACGTCACAAAAGGGCGACGCGCTCAATACAATCGTTAACTGGAAAAACACAACCAATAACGCCTACGACGGGGAAAAGCTCCATTTCCTCTACCTCGACGAAGCGGGAAAGTGGGAAAAACCAGTAGACATAAAAGAGGCTTGGAGAATAGAGAGGACTTGCCTTATTGTAGGTAAAAGAATAGTAGGGAAGGCAATGGTTGGCAGTACAGTCAACCCAATGAACAAAGGGGGTGAAGAATATAAAAAGCTATGGGAGGATTCCAATCCAGAAGAAAGGAATGCCAACGGAAGAACCAGAAGCGGGCTATATCGTATTTTTATCCCTGCTTCTCATGCTCTTGAGGGGTTTTTTGATCTCTATGGCAACCCTGTGGTGGATGATCCTGCTGCTACGTTAAAAGGAGTAGACGGGGAAGAAGTTGACCAAGGAAGCGCCCAATACCTTAAGAATGAACGGGATTCATTAAAGCACGATCCGTCTGAGCTTAACGAGATAATCAGGCAGTTCCCTTTAACTGAAGATGAAGCGTTCAGGGACAGTATTGAAGGGAGTATATTCAACATAGGTAAGATCTATCAGCAGATAGACTGGAACAACAATATGTTTCCTAACCCTGTTGTCAGGGGAAACTTCATGTGGAAGGAGAAAGACAAGGAGGTAATATTCTCCCCAGATGCAAGAGGTAGGTTCAGGATATCTTGGCAGCCACCTGCAGAAATGAGGAACAACTTTTCTGACAACAAGGGAAAGAAGTACCCTTCTAACGCGGAGTATGGTGTTGGGGGAGTAGACTCTTATGACCTAGACGAGACTGTAGACGGTAGGGGGTCTAAAGGGGCATTACATCTGTACAATAAGTTCTGCATGAACGACAAAGTGCCTTCTAACATGTTTGTGCTTGAGTACGCCTCCAGGCCTGACTTAGCAAGCATTTTCTACGAAGACGTGTTGATGGCGGCGTTTTATTATGGATACCCATTGTTAGTGGAGAACAACAAGTACGGCATAGTAAGGTACTTTGAATCAAGGGGTTACGACGACTATCTTATGGATAGGCCAAAGCATTTGTCAACTAGCGCAAAAACTGTTAGAACAAAGGGGATTCCATCTAATTCTCAGGACGTCATACAGTCACACGCCCACTCAATAGAGACCTACATACATGATCATGTCGGCATAAAACCAGAAACCGCTGATTTTGGAAACATGTATTTTAATGACACTCTTGAGGATTGGATCGGCTACAAAATAAGCAACAGGACTAAGTACGACTTGACTATCAGCTCTGGACTTGCCCTTCTTGGAGCACAAAAAGTTAAAGACCAAAAGAAGAGATCTGACTTCGATTCAAAGTCTTTTTTCCGCACAAACAAGATAAAAGAGTGGCATCGCTAAGTTT